CTCACTCCAGAGATGGGTGTACCTTTAGAAGATGAAGTAAAACAGTTACATCTGCCTGACCGTGCAGTTGCGATGGCTAAAACTGTCAAAAAACTAGAGGATCATGGGTTAGACACCACTCCCAACGAGGAGGATAAGGAAGTCGCCGCTATTCTAGCTACCTCATTCGCACAAGAACCCGACAAAACGTCCCGAAAAGTAACACACAAGCGTGCAGCAAAGCTGACACCCCCTTCTATTAAGATGACAGGGGCTATAATTGATGAATTTAACCACTCTGTGGTAGAATCTTCCAAGCAAATACGTAATTTAGTGACCAACAAGCTCGTCATGGAGACTGAAAACCCTGATCCTCGTGTACGTATGCGTGCATTAGAGCTTCTGGGTAAAATTTCAGACGTAGGGTTGTTTACAGAGAAGTCCGAAGTGACGATTACACACCAAACTACGGACGACATCAAAGAGAAACTGCGTAGCAAGCTTGCAAAACTGGTAAACCCAGAGCCTGAGATAGAAGATGCAGTGGTTTTGACCCCCAATGCCTTAGATATCAACGAACAATTTGGGTTTGACGATGACGACTGACGCTCTCGCCTTTGATGAAGCTGAAATTGAGGTCATGTTGGCCAACTTAGACTCGTTTAGTGAGGAAGAAGTCGCTGAGATTGACAGTATGGTTAATGAGCTTACCACTCGCAACACAAACAAGCGTGCATACGACGATTTAATAGAGTTCTGCAAAGTTATGATGCCGGATTTTATAGTAGGTAAGCATCACCGCATACTTGCAGACATGTTAATGGCCATAGAACGTGGGGAGAAAGACCGTATATGCGTCAACATCCCACCACGACACGGTAAATCACAGCTTGTGTCTATCTTCTTTCCAGCGTGGTACTTAGGGCGCAACCCGGGCAAGAAGGTTATGATGGTCTCTCACACGACAGACCTAGCGGTGGATTTTGGACGTAAAGTACGTAACTTAATTGCTTTAGACGCGTACCGGTCTATATTTCCTACAGTAAAACTAGCACAAGATAGTAAATCAGCAGGAAGGTGGAATACAAATGTCGGCGGAGAATATTATGCGTGTGGTATTGGCTCTGCTCTGGCTGGCCGTGGCGCTGACTTATTGTTGGTGGACGATCCACATTCTGAGCAAGATGTAATTAACGGAAACTTTTCTGTGTTTGAGAAAGCATACGAATGGTTCACCTTTGGTGCGCGTACGCGTCTGATGCCCGGAGGTAGTGTGGCTATTATACAAACACGGTGGCATTTAGACGACCTTACAGGACGTGTAACCCGTGATATGGGTAAAAACGAGCGTGCTGACCAGTACGAGGTCGTTGAGTTTCCAGCGATTATAGAAGTCACCAACAAAAAAACTAAGGATATGGTACAGAAACCTCTGTGGCCTGAGTTTTTTGACCTAGAAGCCCTCCTCAGAACCAAAGCATCTATGCCAGTGTTCCAATGGAACTCTCAGTACCAACAACAACCGACTACCGAAGAGGCCGCTATGGTCAAGCGGGAATGGTGGAATAAGTGGACTAAAGAAAACCCACCGTCGTGCGAGTATATCATCATGTCACTTGACGCTGCAGCCGAGAAGCACAACCGTGCAGACTATACAGCGCTTACCACTTGGGGCGTTTTCTTGAACGAAGAGACGAGCGCATATAATATTATATTGTTAAATAGCATAAAACAGCGTATAGAGTTCCCAGAACTTAAACAACTTGCGATGGAAGAGTACCGAGACTGGGAACCTGATTCGTTCATTGTGGAGAAGAAAAGTTCTGGTGTAGCCTTGTATCAAGAGATGCGGCGTATGGGCTTGCCAGTATCGGAGTATACACCACATAGAGGGTCAGGAGATAAGTTAGCCAGACTTAACTCTGTTGCAGATATAGTAGCATCCGGGATTTGTTGGGTGCCAGAGACACGGTGGGCTGAAGAAGTGGTTGAAGAGATTGCAGGATTCCCATTTATGAGCAATGATGACCTTGTGGACTCTACAGTTATGGCCTTGATGCGTTTTAGACAGGGCGGGTTTATTAGACTACCTAGTGACGAACCAGAAGATGAGCGGTTCTTTAAACAACGCCGAGGCGGATATTATTAAAAGGATTAGCAATGGCTATTGAAAAGGGACTATACGCAGCTCCAATGGGGTTACAAGACTTAGAAGGTGACCTTGAGGGCATGGAGGAGATGGAAATCCCCGAAATGGAAATCGAGATTGTTGATCCTGAGTCCGTCACACTATCCGATGGGAGCATGGAGATCACCATAATGCCCGGAACAGAAGGCGATCTTACTGAGTTCGGTAGTAACCTAGCTGAATCTATGAGTGAAGATGACCTTGACGAGCTATCTGGTGAGCTTGTTGGGCAAGTTAAGTCAGATATTGAAGCGCGTAAAGACTGGGCAGACACGTTTGTCAAAGGTTTGGACGTGTTAGGGTTTAAATATGAAGAGCGCACAGAGCCTTGGGCCGGTGCGTGTGGCGTAAACTCCACAGTTTTAGCTGAAGCAGCCATTAGGTTCCAAGCTGAAACTATGAGTGAGACCATGCCAGCGGCTGGGCCAGTAAGAACTAAGATACTTGGTGAAGAGACCAAGGAAAAAGACGAAGCCGCTGCCCGTGTTATGGCAGATATGAACTACGAATTGACTGAAAACATGGTTGAGTACCGCCCAGAACATGAGCGGATGCTATATAGCCTTGGTTTAGCAGGTTCTGCGTTTAAAAAGGTGTACTTTGACCCTAATCTAGGGCGTCAAGTTGCTATATACATCTCAGCAGAAGACGTGATTGTACCCTATGGTGCATCGAATATTGAAGCCGCAGAGCGTGTAACGCACGTAATGCGTAAGACAAAGAACGAATTGAAGAAGCTGCAGGCCGCAGAGTTCTATAGAGACATAGACCTCGGTGATCCAGAACCTTACCACACAGACATCGAAGAGAAGAAAGCGGAAGAAGGGGGCTATTCGCTCACTGATGATGACCGCTACGCTATCTACGAAATACACGCCGACCTTTTAATCGAAGGTATTGATGACGACGATGGGATTGCTCGCCCGTACGTAGTCACTATTGAGCGTGGAAGTGGTGAAGTGCTGGCTATCCGTAGAAACTACGAGGAGGGTGACCCACTCACACTCAAACGCCAGCACTTCGTCCACTACAATTACGTGCCGGGATTTGGCTTTTATGGCCTTGGATTAATCCACATCATTGGTGGATACGCCCGCGCTGGTACTTCTTTGATACGTCAGCTAGTAGATGCTGGTACGCTTTCCAATCTCCCGGGAGGGCTAAAGTCTCGTGGACTACGTATCAAAGGGGATGACACACCTATCGAACCGGGTGAGTTTAAGGACGTAGACGTGCCGTCAGGGTCAATCCGTGACAACATCATGCCGCTACCTTACAAAGAGCCTTCACAGACGCTCCTAGCTCTCCTCAACCAGATTACAACTGAAGGGCGACGTCTAGGTGCTATAAGCGATATGGACATCTCAGACATGTCCGCTAACGCTCCTGTGGGCACTACGCTAGCGCTACTAGAACGCACACTTAAACCAATGGCTGCTGTGCAAGCACGCGTACACTATGCGATGAAGCAAGAGTTTAAATTGCTCAAAGCTATCATGGCTGAGTATGCCCCTGAAGAGTACGCGTATGTGCCCGCTAGAGGCGAGGTAAGCGCTAAAAAGGCTGATTACATGATGGTGGACGTGATCCCTGTCAGTGACCCTAATAACTCGACTATGGCACAACGTGTAGTACAGTATCAGACTGTCTTGCAGATGTCAGCGCAAGCACCACAGATATATGACCTGCCCCAGCTACATCGCCAGATGATAGAAGTATTAGGCGTGAAGAACGCCGATAAACTCGTTCCAACTAAGGACGACGCAAAACCAACCGATCCGATAAGCGAGAACATGGATGCCCTAATAGGTAAGCCTATGAAAGCGTTTATCTATCAAGACCACGAAGCTCACATCGCTACGCATACATCGTTTATGCAAGACCCTATGATGGCTCAGATGATCGGACAGAACCCACAGGCCAAACAGATCATGGCCTCGCTACAGGCGCACATTGCCGAACACCTTGGCTTCTCATACCGCACTAAGATAGAAGAGAAGCTTGGTGTGGAACTACCCGCTCCAAATGAGGAGATGACAGAAGATATGGAAGTACAACTGTCACGTCTGGTCGCAGATGCAGGTAAGCAACTTACAGAAGGTAACAAGAAGCAACAAGCGCAGCAGCAAGCGCAGCAACAACAACAAGACCCTATGATGCAGATGAAACAGGCAGAGCTGCAAATTAAACAAGCAGAAGAACAACGCAAAGCCGCTAACGACCAAGCAGACCAACAGATTAAACAAGCTGAACTAAAGTTAAAGTCTCAGAAGATGATGATCGACGCTAAGGTTGCTTCAGAACAAATAAACGTTGATAAAGCAGAACTTGCCATTGACGCCAAACGACAAGGCGTACGAGATGCAACTGCTAAACGTGTAGAGGAAAACAAAGTTGACCTTGAAATTGCTAAAATTATGCAAACCACACAAAAACCAGAAGGTAAAAACTAAGTATGGCTATGACTATTTTTGACGTGCTTACAAAGAAAATAAACGAGGAAATATCCTCTGCACAAAGATTCCTAACCAGTGGTTCGCCTAAAGATTATGCGAACTATAGGGAAGTTGTTGGACTAATTCGAGGTCTCGAGTCCAGCAAACAACACGTTGAAGACCTTGCGAAAAACTATATGGAAAACGATGATGACTGAACAAGCAGTTAAAATTAACGATGCCGACTTAGAGATGATGACTTCAAACCGGAAAGCGCAACTAAAACGGGAAGCTGAACTTAGCGATGCTGACTTAGACCTACAACTACCTAAACCCGTGGGATACCGCGTATTGGTAGCACTACCACAACCCGAAGAGACCGTAGCAGGAACATCAATCTTGAAAACGGAAACAGCTAAAACCCAAGATCATATCATGTCTATTATAGGACTTGTTGTGGATATGGGCGATCAAGCGTACTCTGATAAAGAACGTTTCCCCACCGGAGCATGGTGTAAGGCAGGCGACTTTGTTATGTTTCGTATGAACTCAGGAACGCGTTTTACAATAGGTGGAGTTGAGTATCGTCTTATGAACGATGATTCAATCGAAGCAATTGTAGACGATCCATCCGGCATTCAGAGGGCATAAACATGGCATTCCAAAAAGTAGAATTTGAATTCCCGGAACCAGAGGACAACACACTAGAAATTGAAGATTCTGGTTCTGTTGAAATTGATATCTCCGGCAAGAAAACTAAAAAAGACTTCATGGAAGCAGAAGAGACTCCTGAGCCAAAAGCTAAGGAAAAAGTCAAAGAAGCTCCTGAAGACGACTTTGAAGTGGAGGTTGTAGATGATACACCTAAAGCAGATCGTAACCGTAAGGCTTCAGAGCCTCCGACAGATGTTACGGATGAAGAACTTGAAGATTACTCTGACAAGGTTCGTAAACGTATCCAGCATTTTAGCAAAGGTTACCACGATGAGCGCAGGGCTAAAGAAGAAGCTTACCGCCAAAGCCAAGAACTTGAACGCGTCACTCAAAAGCTTATGGAAGAAAATAAGAAGCTAAAGGGTAATGTAAACAAGAACCAGACAGCGTTACTTGAACAAGCAAAGAAAAATGCTTCTATCGAATCAGAAAACGCTAAACGTGAATATAAAACGGCGTATGAATCTGGTGACTCTGACGCAGTATTGGATGCACAAGAAAAGTTAACCAATGCTAAGTTAAAGTCCGATAGACTAGCAAACTTCAAATTACCACCTTTACAGGAATCAGAAACCCCTGTACAAGTAGAAACAGAACAACCCGCTCCGGCAGTACAAGTTGATGACCGGGCTGCAGATTGGCAAAAAGCTAATACGTGGTTTGGAAGCGACGATGAAATGACGAGTTTAGCGCTGGGGCTGCATAATAAACTTGTCAAACAGGGCATAAGCCCGCAAAGTGATGAATACTACGAGACTATTAACTCTCGTATGCGTCAAGTATTCCCCGAAAATTTCGAGGATGCTGAACCAAAGCGAAAGAAGACCCAAGTGGTTGCCCCCGCAACGCGGAGCCAAGCAGCACGGAAAGTGACGTTGACACGCACTCAGGTACAAATCGCTAAGAAGTTAGGGTTGACTCCCGAACAATACGCCAAACAGGTTGCAATAGATATGAGGAAAGCAAATGGCTGAGAATCGCATAGACCGCGAATTAGAAAAACGTGAAAAAACTGTACGCAAACAGGCTTGGACGAGGCCGGAGACTTTACCTTCTCCTTCGCCCCAAGCTGGATATGGCTTTAGGTGGATTCGCGTTAGTAACCAAGGCACAGTAGACGCTACCAATGTCTCGTCTAAGTTACGTGAAGGTTGGACGCCCGTAAGAGCTGAAGACCACCCAGAAATAGCTATGGTTACTATAGAACAAGAACGTTTTAAAGATAACGTGGTTATAGGTGGTTTATTACTCTGCAAAGCGCCATTAGAAATGGTTGAAGAACGTACTAACCATTTCCAAAATCAAACGGATAGTCAAATGAGTTCCGTTGATAACAACCTGATGCGTGAGAATGATCCCCGAATGCCGTTGTTTAATGATCGCAAGACCAAAGTAACATTCGGCAGAGGAATTTAAATTTAATCTATATAGGATACATATATTATGTCTACTACAAGTTCAGGATATGGGTTTATACCCGTAAAACGATCTGATGGCATGCCTTATGCTGGCGCTCAAGATTCGTTTTTGATTACTCCTGCAGGTGTGGCTCAAAACATCGGCTACGGCTCTGTTGTTGAGATCAATGCAGGATTCGTGCAGCTAGCCTCTGGTACAGGTGCCGATGCAGGTGCTAATAACCTTGCTGGTAACGCTATCGGTGCTTTAGGAGTGTTTGTTGGCTGTGAGTTTATTAATGCTCAAGGTCAATTAATTTTTTCTCAGCATTACCCTACAGGTACAGCTAACGCTACAGCTTACGTTGTAACTGATCCAAGTGTTACTTTCCAAGTACAAGCAGACGGAGCAATCGCTCAAGCTGCATTGGGGCATAACGCACCGCTAACTGGCGCACAAAATGCTACAACTTCAGTAAACCTTACTACTGGTAAATCTAACATACAACTTGACGCTACTACTGCTACGGCAACTAAGTCGTTTAAAGTTGTTGGTTTTGTAACAAAACCGGGTTCTGCTATTGGCGATGCTTTTACTGACGTATTAGTGAAAATTAACTCACCGTACCACCAATTTGGTACCGGTATCGTAGGAGAATAATCTATGGCTATTTCACGCGCACAGTTACTTAAAGAACTGTTACCCGGATTGAACGCATTGTTCGGTTTGGAATATGCAAAATACGGTGAAGAACATTCCGAAATTTTTGAAACTGAATCATCAGATCGTTCTTTTGAGGAAGAAACAAAATTATCTGGCTTTGGTGCTGCACCAACTAAGTCAGAGGGTTCTTCAATTGAGTATGACAACGCTCAAGAAGCTTTCACCGCACGTTATACACACGAAACAGTAGCAATGGGTTTCTCTATTACCGAGGAAGCTATTGAGGATAACTTGTACGATTCACTATCGGCTCGTTACACTAAAGCACTGGCTCGCGCTATGGCGTACACCAAGCAGGTTAAAGCGGCTAACATTTTAAACAATGCTTTTGCTGCCGGTACTACATATGGTGACGGTGTTGCTCTTTGTGCTACTAACCACCCGCTTGTTAATGGTGGCGTTAACTCAAATGAACCAGCAGTTGCTGCGGACTTGAACGAAACTTCCCTTGAGGCGGCTGTCATTCAAATCTCAAGTTGGACAGATGAGCGTGGTCTATTGATTGCAGCAAAACCTAAGAAACTTGTGATTCCACCAAACTTGCAATTCGTTGCAACTCGTTTATTGGAAACAGTAGGTCGCGTAGGCACTGCAGACAACGACATTAATGCCATTAGCAATAACGGTTCTGTTCCGGGTGGTTACACTATAAACCATTACTTAACAGACACTGACGCATGGTTCTTGATGACAGACGTTCCAAATGGTCTAAAGCACTTCACACGTAGCCCAATGGCTACTTCGATGGACGCTGACTTTGATACTGGCAACAGCCGCTACAAAGCTCGTGAGCGTTACTCGTTCGGTGTATCTGATCCATTAGGTATCTTTGGTTCTCCGGGAGCGTAAGCTTTAAGAAATTTATTGTTGAGGGGGGCTATTTCGGTAGCCCCTTTCTTTTTGTTTTAGAATAGTGTATAACGTGTCCAGACCTGACAGTTGCATACCGCGACTGACACTTGCCACGACAGGAGATTCACATGGCTAATACAACTTTCAGCGGGCCAGTACGCTCGCAAAACGGTTTTCAAATAATTTCTACAGATGCCACCACAGGTACAGTTACAACTGTAGCAAGCACAGCTTCGACAGGTGTTGTCACTAACAAATTTGTTAAGCACGTTGGCTTTGCCACAGGCGTAACAGTAAACTCAACTGCTGGTGACTCGCCAACTATTGGTGTATTTATCCAGCCCGCAAACACAATCCTTACGGACATTAAAATATTCTGTGACATTGCTCCCGTAACTGGATCAGGTGACATTGGTTACGAAGTTGGAACGTCCAGTTCTGGAGCGCAAATTGTTGCGACTCAGTCAGACGAAATCTTAGATGCTGGTACAACAGTTGTTAAAAACAATGTTACATTGACAACTCTTATTGTGCAGACACAGGATGGAACAACAGCCCCGGCCTCTGTTCAATATACAGCCGCTGCAAGAAGTATTTTTTGTAATATCACTAACACTGTGAATGCTACAACAGCAGGTTCGTTTACATTTATTATTGAGTATGTGCAAATCGCATAGAAATTCTGGCAGGGTTAACGCCCCGCCTTTATTTATAGGAGGCCAAAATGGCAGGATCAGACGTAACCCCAGTCATCATCAGTGATGAGGTGGCTTTAGACGCAAACGGTATTTCAACGGTAGCCGCCGTTGGTAACAACGCCGCATTAACAATTAACGGAGCATTAGCCGATGGAGGTAGCGTTACAAACGCTTCGGCCAGACAAGTCACAATTTTGTGCGCAGGCGACGATCGTGGTATTTCGTTTAAAATAATAGGTACTGATGTAAACGGCGATGCCCTTGCTGAAAGCCTTACAGGTGTTAACGCAGGAACCGCAACTAGCGCCGGTTATTTTAAAACTATCGCAAGCATAACCGCTGTTGGCGATCCCGCCGGTAACGTATCCGCGGGTATTAATGCTAATGCGGCAGGCGTAATCTTCGCGGGACGCACTCGTTTGCAAGGGTTTTCTTTTTATTCTGGCGGGACCGCTGGAATAGCTAACTTACGGAACGGCGGTGTTACAGGCACAGAACTAATTCAGTTTCGCTCGATTGGAACTGACAACGCTTCTGACGACCCGTTTATGCCGGATGAGGGTGTACTGTTTAAAGACGGTTGTTTTGTTACATTCGTTGTTCCGCAGTTTGACTTGATGATGTTCTACCACGCATAATCTTTAGGGCGGTTGCTATGGCTGATAAGAAAAAAGTTAATCTCTCAGTTGGACGTGGCGAGAAACTGTCTGTTAAAAAGGGTGCGGGTCTTACAGCAAAGGGTCGCGCTAAATACAACAAAGCAACAGGTAGCAAACTCAAAGCTCCTGCGCCTAACCCAAAGTCTAAAAGCGAGAAAGGCCGTAAGAAGTCTTTCTGCGCTCGTTCCAAGGGTTGGACAGGGGAAAGAGGCAAGGCTGCGCGGAAACGTTGGAAGTGCTAGACAGATGAAATTTGAACTTAATCACTTTGTTTCTGTTATAATCCTTGGTGTTGTAAGCTGGGGCGCGATTACTTTGTTTACAATGAACGCGCAAATGGCAGTAGTAGTGTATAAGGTAGATCAAAACTTCAACATGATCCAGCCCATGTGGCAGGACTTTTTACAAAGGAGGGCGACCTATGACAATGTCCCGGTCTCAAATGAGCCAACAGATTTCCAAGCCGCCCTCGGGGAGAAATAATGCCCAAAGACGCATGTTACAAAAAAGTAAAAGCAAGGTACAAGGTCTTCCCAAGCGCCTACGCAAGCGGAGCCATAGCCAAGTGTCGAAAGGTGGGCGCCGACAAATGGGGAGAATCTTCTAAGCGCAAGCGCCCTGTTAAGAAAAAGTTAAAGAACGGTGGTCTTATTGCAAGTGGTTGTGGGGTTGTGCAAGAGTCGCGCCGCAAAGAAACGAACTTGTTCTAATGGCTGTTCGTAAAACAAAAGAAGGAGCCGCTCTCAAACGATGGTTCAAGGAAGACTGGGTAGATGTTAAATCTGGTAAGCCTTGTGGGCGTAAGAAGGGTGAGAAAAGAGACACCCCGTATTGCCGGCCAAGTAAAAGAGTAAGCTCTAAAACACCGAAGACAAGCAAAGAAATGACAGCGGCTGAAAAACGTAGTAAGGTAAGAGAGAAAGCCAAGCTTGGACAGCCTGCTGGTAAACCTCGCAGAGTTTCCGCAGCTAAACGTAAAACGAAGAAGGGGTAACAAATGACGACTTCTGGAACCAGAACATTTAACCTTGATATAGCTGAAGTCATCGAGGAAGCCTATGAGCGGTGTGGCTTAGAGGCTCGTACTGGTTACGAGATCAAGACAGCACGTCGTTCGTTGAACCTAATGTTTGCGGAGTGGACTAACCGCGGATTGAACTTATGGACTATCAAGCAAAAAGTATTAAACATGGCTCAGTCTGTGTCATCTTATCCGGTTGGAACCCTGACAATTACTGTAGCATCTAGTGCTTCTTTTGCTGTGTCTGAAACAATTACAGGCGGCACAAGTGGTGCAACAGCTATAATAACAAACATCGTCTCAAGCACATCTATTGCTATAACGTATCCTGTGGGAACGTTTATTGCGACTGAATCTATCACGGGCAGTGTTAGCGGCGCTGTGACTTCGGTGACAACCGCAGTTGATTTTTCGTTAACTCAAAGTTCCGCAGATATACTAGAAGTGGTTTTGCGTAGAGGTAATACAGACTTTGAGCTAGATAGGATTAGCCGTGGAGAGTATTTAAACCTGCCTAACAAAACAACTCAAGGCCGGCCTAGCCAGTTCTACTTCGACCGACAAATCAGCCCCGTAATTAATCTATGGACTGTGCCCGAAAACTCTACCGACCAACTGATCTATTATTATGTTGATCGCATTGAGGACGCAGGAGCGTTTGCTAACACCGCTGACCTGCCCTTTAGGTTCTATCCTTGCATGGTTGCTGGCCTGGCATACTATATCGCGATGAAGAGGTCGCCGGAGCGGTTGCAATACTTAAAGTCTATTTATGAAGAAGAGTTTCAAAGAGCGTCGGATGAGGATCAGGGTCGTGTATCTCTGAAACTTCAGCCTAGCATATCGTACTTGAGGGCATAATGGCATTTGCTAGTGGAAAAGATGCATACGGAATTTCGGATAGGTCTGGGTTTAGATACCGTCTGAGAGACATGGCGAAAGAATGGAACGGCGCTTTAGTCGGTACGGATGAGTTTGAGCCCAAGCATCCGCAGCTATCTCCACCTCGTATAGGACCAGACCCTCAAGCTCTAAGGAACCCACGTCCGGAACAGGATCTAGAGGAACAAAGAAATATACAGTACGGTTGGAATCCTGTAGGTGGCGCAACAGACAACGGAATTAATCCCCCTAACAACCTAGTTTCTACTGGGGCGGTGGGCGCAGTAACGGTGACAACATGAGCTTTACATATACGCAGTTAAAGACTGCAATTGAAAATTACACTGAGAACAACGAGACATCTTTTATCTCGAACCTTCCCTTGTTCATAAGACTTACCGAGGAACGGATCCTAAAGAACGTTCAACTGAGTTTGTTTCGCAAGAATGTTGCGGGTCAAATGTCTGCATCTAATAAGTTTTTATCTCTGCCAAGTGATTTCTTAGCTCCATTTGCCCTTTCATACACTGACAGTAATAGTGAGGCTGTCTTTGTAGACTTTAAAGACGCCGAGTTCATTCAGTCTTACAACCCTAACCCTGCTACAACAGGATCTCCAAAGTATTATGGGCAGTACGATTTAGATAACCTTATCTTGGCCCCTACTCCAAGTAGTAGTTTTAACTCCGAACTTCATTACTTCTACCGGCCAGAGAGTTTAACTCAAAGCAGCTACACTCTCACTCTTACAAGTGTGACAGGAACGTTTACTGCGAATGACACTATCACTGGTGGTACGAGCGGTGAAAGTAGTGGTGTAGATTCAGTTCCCAACACCACATCATTAATTGTGGTAATACCTAGCAGCAACTATACGGTTGGTGAGACAATTACAGCTAGTCCAAGCGGAGCTACGGCTACAGTCTCAGCACTTGGCGCGGATGCTACACTAACGTGGTTGAGTGAGAACGCAGAGATGGCGATGCTTTACGGTTCTTTGTCAGAGGCGTACCTGTATATGAAGGGGGACCCTGCAATAATGCAGATGTACACACAAAGATTCGGCGAAGCTGTTGGTCGATTGAAGAACTTCGGTGAGGCTCAAGAGGTAACCGATGAGTACCGCACAGGCCAACTTATTCGTGCTAAAACGTAAGGAGATTAATATATGACTGCATCTTTTCCCGTAACCATGTCAAACGACTTTAAAGTTGAAGTTGCGACGACAAACAACCGCGGGTTTACCCCAGAGGAAGTTGCACAACGTTGTGTTAATAAGATAATTGCTATTTCTGAGAACGCTCCCCCAGCTATTCGGGAACAAGCTAGAGAGTACCGAGACTCCGTAGAAAAAATTGTTGCGCTGTATATGCGACAGGCTATCCAAAGTGACAGAACTACGGTA